ACAGGAACAAAAGACAGCGGCAAAATGATTTCCCGCATAGTGGTGAATATCGAAAAATTCGAGAATAAAATTATAAACATCATACGCCGCGATTTTATCACTATATAAGGAGGTGCCTATGTTTCAGACCAAAACGTGGCGAGCTCGCCAAGGTATCGGGCTCAATAAATTTTCCATAGGGGGTGCGGCTCCCGTTACACTGGTGAATATGCCCGACCAAGTTATCGTACCGGGCGACGCTTTCAGCGAGGAAAATATGAACGACCTTGAGCGCCGCATAGCAATGGCGTGCGCAGAAACTTACGGCGTCAAAATAGACAAATCAAACAGTAATCCGGAAAGCGCGGTCGAATATACGGACGGCGCAGCGGGATTGACGCCCTCAAGCGGAAACGGTGGGAGCTTTATATCCGGCAGCTGGAGCGACAAATACCCGTTTAACAAGATACGCCCGTGCCTCGTAAAAAACGGGGCGGTGGTCGGGTATCTCAATCCCGAAAATTACGCACAATTCGAGGACGGTACCGCTGCGGACATTACGAGCGGAAATGCCGGCGACGTTATGGTGGAAATCCCGATATTTTACTACAAGATTTCGCACAATAGCACGCACACCTTTGTGCAAATTTCCTCGGCGCCGCTTGACGGCTTTACCGACAAGGCTTTTCGCTACAACGGGGAGCTCACCGACGCCTTTTACGTGGGTGCATATTCGGGATACGTGGACGGCAACAACAAGCTGCGCTCGTTGAGCGGTAAGAACCCGACGGGCAGCAAGACGATAGGCGTGTTTCGCACCGCAGCGCACGCCAATGGCGACGGATACGAGCAGCTCAATTTTTACAAACTTACCGCGCTGCAAATTCTTTACCTTATTCGGTATAAGAGCCTTAACAGCCAAGCGGCGCTCGGACAAGGATATACCAGTGGCAGCGCAGCGGCACAGACCGGAGCGACGGACGCAAAGGGTATGAATTACGGCGACACCTCTACGACCGGGCGCGTAAAGTGTAACGGTATCGAGGACTTTTTCGGAAACATCTTTCAATGGGTGGACGGTTACAAAGCAACCTCTACCACAATGGTAAAGACTGCGGACGGAAATTTCAACGACAACGCTACCGGCTACGAGGAGCACCCTTGCACGGTGCCGAATAATGGCGGATACCTTAAGGACGTGGTGGGCGATAACGAGCTGGCTTTTACGCCTAAAACTTTTAGCGGCAGCTCCAGCACTTACTATGCTGATTATGGCTTTCTGAATTCGGGCTTTCTGCCCGCTTTCGGCGGTTACTGGGCTTATGGCGCCGCTGCCGGGGCTTTCTTTCTGTATTGCCACTATTCGGCGTCGTATTCACTTCCGTATATCGGGGCGCGCTTGCTTTTGTGCAAGGCTACCAAGGCAGCATAAAACTACTATCACAACAAAAACACGGGCAATAAAATGGCAATCTGAATTCGGACTATCTACCCACTTTCGGCGGTAACTGGGCTAATGACACCAATACCGGGGCTTTCTATCTGAATTGCAACTATTCGGCGTCGAGTTCCTTTCCGTTTATCGGGGCGCACTTACTAATGTGAAAAAAATTTATATTTTCATTGCCCTGCCGCTCGGCAAAATATCAAAATCTCAACTCCGTGCTGGTAGGCTGCGGTCGAACGCTCGGGAAAGGAACACAAAAGCCTATGAAACGATACGGCAAATTATTTGAAAAAATAATCGACATCAATAATCTTGTAAGAGCTCACAATAACGCGAGGAAACGGAAAACTAAAAATCCGGAGGTGCAAAAGGTGGACGGCGACGTGCTGGGCTACTGTACGCAAATCCGCGAAATGCTGGTGCGCGGGACGTTCACAACGTCCAAGTATCATATTTTCAATATCGTTGACCGAGGCAAAGAGCGCGAAATCTGCGACTTGCCATATTTCCCCGACCGTATAGTGCACTGGGCTATTATGCAAGTGCTGGAGCCGATTTTTTGCTCGCACTTTATCGCGCAGACATACGCAGCAATACCGGGCAAAGGGACGCATAGAGCCCTCCAACAACTCCACGAATATATGGAGGATAAAGAGGGGACAGTGTACTGCCTTAAGCTCGACGTAAAAAAGTTTTTTCCGCACGTCAACGGGGAAATACTCAAGGCGCTGCTGCGTAAGAAAATCAAATGCGAGCGCACGCTGTGGCTACTGGACGACATAGTGGACAGCTACGACAACGGGCTACCGATAGGGAATTATACCTCCCAGTATTTCGGTAACTATTATTTGTCGTTTTTCGACCACTGGATTAAAGAGGTTAAAGGCGTAAAATATTACTTGCGTTATATGGACGATATTATAATCTTGCATAGCTCAAAGGATTACCTCCACGGGCTCAAGCGGGAAATAGACGAGTATTTCGCAGACCTAAAGCTAACCGTAAAGGGTAACTGGCAAGTATTCCCCACGCTGGTGCGGGGCGTCGATTTTGTCGGTTATCGGAGTTTCGAGGGTTATACGTTATTGAGAAAGCCGACAAAAAAGCGGCTCAAGGCAGCAACAAAGCGCTTGCTTTTCAAAGTGCAAAGCGGTAAACCGCTCACCACATCAGACCGCAGCGTCATAGGGTCGTATCACGGTATCCTAAAATGGTGCGACAGCTGGCGGCTATCAAACAAAACAATAAACAAAGTACAAGGAGGAGCTTATGCTGGTACGAGGAACACAGGAACGCCAACCGCTTGCGCTGGAATTCGGCAAGGACACGGTTTACGTGCGCAAAAACTTTCGACGGATTGAGAAAACCGCCGAGGACGATTTCGAGGGCTGGGAGTACGAGGAAACACTTTCACCTATCCGGAATACGTCAAAAAACAGCAAGAGGACGGCGACAACGTAAAGCTGGCGCTCGCCGAGCTTGCGGAAATTGTAGGAGGCTAATATGGTAAAAATTTACGTTGATTTAATCAATCGCGGGCTCAAGACGCTTGAGGACGTGCCGGTGCGCTGGCGCGAGGCTGTAAAGGCAGCACTGGAGGCGAGGGACTAATGGACGGCTTGACTGTACTTGCAATCGTATTGCCGATTGTAACCGCGGGGCTTACGATAGCCTCGTTTTTTATTGCTCGCAGCGCCGAGGCAAAGAAAAAAGGACACGACGACGGCGAGCTTAAAACCGACATATCATACGTAAAGCGTCGGGTGGACGATATACTGCTCGAGCAGCGAGAAATCAACAAAATGCTGGACGCGCACGGCGAGCGTATCACTCGCGTGGAGGAAAGCGTCAAACAAGCCCACAAACGTATTGACGGGCTGCAAAAATAAAAAAGCCGCCAAACTGCGGCAAAGGAGTAAATTATGGAAAACCTTATCGAAATTACGAGCGTGCCCGTTATCGTGGCAATCGTTTACGCAGCACTGGCTTTATACAAGCACTTTGTGAAAGCCGAAAAGTGGGTGCGCCTTATCCCGTTGTGGGCTGCGCTGCTGGGCGTTGTGCTCGGTATCGTGGCGTTTTACGCCGTGCCGGAAATAATCCCCGCGGACAACGTACTGGTGGCTATTCTTGTGGGCGGCGCCTCGGGGCTGGCGGCGACTGGTACCAATCAGATATACAAGCAATTCACTAAAGACAAGGACGACCACAAAAATGAGTAAAGGCTATCTCAATACAACAATACCGACCACCCCGCGACGGAAAACATAAAAGACTTTTTTTGTGTCGGTGTGCGTATTTGACAAGCCACGCTCCACAAAATCCGCGCCGCGCGCTAATTGTGCGCGGCGCGGATTTTTCTCCGGGCGAGATTAGGGACTTGCGGGGAGGGAAGTCGGCGTATTGTGCGCGGCGCGGTATTATATGGATTTGCGAGGATAATGGTTATTTTTGCCATTTTCGGCTGATTCAGGCACGATTTGGCATTTTTTTACATACCATAATATATATGTCGTGTAAAAAGCTTGAAAAATAGCCCAAAAACGAGAAAATACGTTCAAACGCTTGACAAATGCAGTATTTAAGTTTATAGTTACACACAACAATTGAATTTGGAGGTTTTATGAAATCACTCACAAAACGTCTTGCAACGGTAGGTATAACCGCGGCGTATGCGCTTACTCTGTTTTCGGGTGCGCAACTGTTCACGGGAAAAAAGGTATCGGCAGAAACTGAAGATTATGTTCAGACAATTGCGTCTAC